TAAAAGCATTGTGCAAAATCCGCGACGCGGAGGGGTGGTGACAAGATATGACCCAAAAAGGGTTGTAAGCATTTCTGCCGCCGGAGATCCTCCTGCTCAAGATACTGGCAATCTGTCATCAGGAATTAGCTCAGATGTAAATGGATTGCACGGGAGAGTTGTCTCAAAAGCGGCGTACTCAAAGGCTTTGGAATATGGAACAAGGACTATGGCCGCTAGACCATTTCTTGTGCCTGCGGTTGAAAAAGCCCGTGAGTTTGTGCGCAAAAAGAAAAAGGAGTTGTTTGGATAATGGCTTTTCATACGACAAATCTACAAGCGGCGATATATTCTGCGCTCTCTACTGATGCTAATGTCCTTGGTCTTGTTGCTGGGGTATTCGATGATGTTCCAGAAGAAACCGCATACCCATTTATCTCTTTTGGAGATGAAACGTCCATTGATAGTTCAACCAAAGACTCTCAGGCTCAAGAATACACTGTGACGATGCATATATTCTCTGAGTTTAGAGGCAAGGCAGAGGTAAAGAATATAATGTCTGCCGTGTATGACGTTTTACATGATTCTGATATGATAGTTACAGATGCTAACTTGATAAACTTACGCTTTGAGTTTTCTGACATTGTTACAGAAAACGATGGCATCACAAGGCATGGCGTGATGAGGTTTCGCGCCGTTGTATTTGACCAATAGGAGATCAACATGGCGGCTCAAAAAGGACGCGACCTACTCATTAAGATTGGCGATGGAGCTGATCCAGAAACATTCACAACCGTAGCAGGGTTACGCTCTACTACTATTACTCTTAACGATGAAAGCGTAGACATCACCACAAAAGACGACGGAGTGTTCCGCACCATGTTGCCTCAGGGCGGCGTGCAGACAGTAACCATCTCAGGTTCTGGCGTATTTTTGGATGCCGTTTCAGAAGAAAGCGTGCGAGCAAAATTTGGGGCTTCAGAATACTCTAACTTCCAAGTAATCGTTCCAGACTTCGGCACATACGAAGGTGCCTTCCAAGTATCTTCAATTGAATATGCTGGTGAGTACAACGGAGAAGTTACTTATTCGATGACCTTTGATTCATCAGGCGAAATTACCTATACAGCGGTATAGTTTTTGGAGAGATATTGTGACTTGGTGCAAACTACAGGCATTAATTGACGATCAGAGTATCACTGCAATGTTTGACAGTGATACTGCGTGTTATCACGTCCCTGCGAGACTTAATCTCAAAGAGGGCGATAAGGTAGAGATTGGCGGGTGTAAAGAGGTGGTAGTTGAGGTTTATGAAGATGCTCGTGGTGAGCAAAAAATATTCTCAACTGACCTAATTGAAGACTCAGAGAATCTACAAGAAAATCCTAAAGAGGAAGATGACGATGAACAAGTACCGGAATGAGTTAGAAATTGAGCTTGCGGGTGAAAAATACACAGCAAGACTCTCCATTGATGGAATCGTGCGTATTGAGGAAAAGCTAGGGCGGTCAATTATTGAGCTGGCCCAAAGACTTTCTGAGACGCGTATGACTACATCAGAGCTTATTGCCGTTCTGTATCAAGGCCTTAAGGGGGGAGGTAACAACATCACAGAAAAAGAAGTGATGCAGTTAGTTTCAACCACTGGTCTTGTCTCTGCCATGGCTGTAGCAGGCGAAGTTGTTGTTGCGTCACTAGGGGTTGACGATGAAGAGGGAAAGGATCAGGGGACAGAGAATCTGTAGCTGAATTGCCGTGGCCTAGATTTATGCAAATAGGTCTAGGAATTCTGCATCTGTCACCGTCTGATTTTTGGGACATGAGTCTCACTGAACTCTATGCGGCCATAGACGGCATGACTGAGTATAGCGGGGGCAAAACGTCACAACCTCTGTCCCGTAATGAGCTAGATGATTTGATGGAGCGGTATCCAGACTAATGGCAACTACGGTAGAAGAGTTAGAAGTCCGAATCACGGGGGAAATGCGAGGCCTTAAAGCGGCTGTTGATCGCGCTGTTCGCACAACCCGTAGCGGTGGCCGCAACATGGAAAAGAGCTTTGCAGGAGTTGCCGCTGTCGTTGGCAAACTGCAAATAGCTATAGCCGGTCTTGGTCTTGGCGCCTTAGGCGTTGGGGTCGTCAAAGCTACCGCTGAAATGGAAAACCTTGAAATCGCAATGTCTTCTGTTTTTGGCGGCATTGAAAACGGCAAGTCAGCGGTTGCATTCATACAAGACTTCGCAACGAAAACACCATTTGATATTCAAACCCTTTCAAGAGCCTTCATTGGTTTAGGCGGATCAGGCATTAGGCCTACTGAAAAGCTCCTGACAACTCTGGGAGACGCGGCATCAGTAACCGTTAATGAATTTCAGACGTTTGAGTCCTTAGTTAGAATTATTACTCGAGGCGTGCAGGGCGGTCTTGGCTTAGAAGAGCTTGAGCAACTTGTTACCGCTGGTATTCCGGTATACAAAATATTAAATGAACAGTTAAACATCACAAGAAACGAAGTTTCGGATCTGGGTAAGACAGCGGAAGGTGCCAATCAAATTATTGATGCGCTTTTAACAGGCCTAGATCAAAATTTCGGCGGCGCTATGGAGCGCAGATCTCAGGCGCTGTCAGTCAGTCTTTCAAATCTAGGCATCGCCGCTAACAATGCAATGATTGAAATAGGTAAAGGCGGCCTAAGAGACGCAGTACAAGATTTGTCTGAGGGTCTTTCAACGGCGCTTCAGGGATCAACAGCTTTAATGCGGGGGATTGGCGCCGGTCTTGGAAATGCACTTAGATTCGTGGGCAAAGCAGTAGCTTTCGTCGGAGAAAATCTTAAAACGCTCGCTGGAATTATGGCAGTGACCGCTGGCGTGGCGGCGGCGGCAGGTTTAACCAAGGCCATTCTTAATCTACGCAGTGCCTTATTGCTTTTGAACGCTGTCGTCCGCCGAACTCCCATCATGGCTTTTGCAATAGTTTTAGGTGTTGCTACCTCACAAATTGACTCACTCAAGTCAGCAGTGGATGAATTAGGAAACGCTGTACTTGAGCAGATGGGTGAACTTTTCCCCGCGCCATCAGATAAAGAAATAGCTAAGTTCCAAGAACTTGAGCTAGAAATGCAAAAAAATCTTGAAAACATGAATTCTGCGGCTAAAGCAGGCGGACTGTTCAAAGACACAATATCCAACTTGGGTTCAGAGCTTGATGTGGTAAAAGCGCAGTTGCGCGGCATGAATGAAAGTTTGGCGCAAACACTGACCGATGAAGGAATTGACCCTACAAAATGCGAGCAATTGCAAGTTTAGAAAGAGAAATATCATTGCTTGATCCTGTAACTGCTGGCATGACAGAGGCTTTTGAAAAGGCTGGAGATGCTCTTGGCGACAGCCTCACTAAGGCGATTGAACAGGGCAAAGTATCACTTAGCAGTTTCAGCAATATGGTCAAGCGAGTGGTGCTTGACATGTTGAACGAGTATTTGAAATTACAAGTATTCAGGCCGCTCATCTCAGGCGTAGGAAATATTATTGGAGGGGCTATAGGTCTTCCTCCATCAACGCCACAACAAGCGAGCGGCGGAACAACCCGAGTAGGCGTGCCAACTCTTGTGGGCGAGCGCGGCCCAGAATTATTTGTGCCGTCAGCAGGCAAGGTTTTGAACGCTCAAAATACAAGAAAAGCCATGGGTGGGTCTCAAGGCGTAGCCATTGTGCAAAACTTTAATCTATCAGCAGGCGTGGTTCCCACCGTGAGAAATGAAGTTGAAAACATGATGCCGGTAATTCAGGCTAGAACGATTGCGGCAGTTACTGAGGGACAGCGTCGTGGCTAATTATTCATACCCTATCAATTTGCCTAGCGCACCAAATTTTAAGCAATCATCATGGTCCTTAATGCGTAGCACATCACTCACGCAGTCAGCATTCACTGGTAAGCAAACGGTTGCTGAATTCCCGATTGCGCTTTGGAGGACTGATCTAGAGCTACCTCCAATGAAGAAAGAGGTGGCTTATGCATGGCAGGCATTCTTTTTAAAACTGAGAGGCCGTAGAGGCACGTTTTTGCTGGGCGACCCCGACCATAAAACGCCAAGAGGCACAGCTAGGGATGGCGACTTGACCCTCTCCTCACAGGCAAATTCAAATGACACAACGCTTTCAATGCAGGTCGCATCAGACTCAAAAACATTATTGGCTGGAGACTATATACAGATAGGTGATCAACTATTGATGGTAGTTGATGATGCAGTTATCACAAATCAATCTACGGATGTAAATGTTGAACCGTTTGTTAAAAATGTTGTAACTGCCACATCGTCTGTAATTTGCGAAAATCCAAAAGCAACAATGAGAATAGTTGATGATATGAGCACGTGGAGCGCGGATCATGTCTCAAATTACGGTATTAAGTTTTCGGCCATTGAGGCGATTTAATGTCACGATCAATAAATGTACAAACCCTTGAAGCTCTTAAAGAGAACGTTATTAGACCGTTCCTAGCTCTTGAGGTTGACTGGCCTAACACTGATTCTAATATCCCATTGAGAGTGTGGACCGGCTGGGGAGACATTGTTTTTGAAGGAGTTTCTTGGGCTGGGCTGGGTCACTTATTGCAGATTAATCCAATTGAGGAAAATGCATCACTAGCTGTGCGCGGACTGCGCATGAAGCTTGATGGACTTGACTCAACAATTTTAGATTTTGTGATCGGCACTGACTTCCAAGGGCGAGATGTGCAGTTGTACTTTGGAGTCATGAATGAAGATGCAACAATTATAGGACAGCCAATTAGCGTATTCACGGGATACCTAGATGCCGCGACTATAAGTGAATCGTCCACTGGATCGCTGGTTGAAGTAACGGCTGAAAACAAGATTTTAGACTTCCAAAGAGCCGGTAGACACAGGTATACGGTTCAAGATCAGGTATCTCGCACTGGGGTGCAAGACAAGTGTTTTGAGTTTTTGCCATTAATGGGAACTACATCCGTGGCATGGGGGAATCATAATAGTGATTGATTACCCAAATAATAGAAATCGATTGAATGATTGGCAGATACGATTTGTTAATACAGTCAAATCATGGACTGCTAAAGACTTTGCTTGGGGGCAAACAGACTGCTTTCAGTTCGTAGGCGCCTGTGTAGAAGCGATTACCGGTGTAAACCATACCTATGCATGGAAAGGAAAGTACAGGAGCGAAGCGCAGGCTCTTAAGTTGTTAGCATCAAACCTTGGAAGCGTTAGCGTTTTATCCCTGCTGGAAGCTTGGCGCAATTCATGTGATGGCACAATCACAGATCATAAAAACCTCATAAAAGGCGATATTGTAATTGCCCGTAAAGGCAAAATATTCATACACGGTATTGCACTTGATGGCGAAAGATACATCACTAGAAGCGGCAAACATCATGCATACCGTCTCAATAAATTTGAGCCTGATACTTTGGGGGTTGCTATTTAATGGCTGATGATATTAAAGACGCGTTAGGTGTTGAGTCTTTAACTGCGGTAGTAGCTTCTGCCGCTGTAGCTTACGTTTCATTTGGAATAGGCCAAATGATCGGCGGGGCTTCAGCTTCAGCGGCATTCGCCAGTTCAGCGGCGGCGGGCGCGGCGGCGGCGGGCGCGGCATCAAACGTCATTGGTCAAAATTTAGCTGAAAAGCCTAACGTTCCTGACACAAACTTAGATAACGAAATAGCGCGAAACATTAATACAAGGGCTCCTATCAATTACAGAGAAACCGTGTACGGAAGGATTTTCAAAGGCGGTCCCATCGTCTTCATGGAAACTAACTCTGATGAAGATGTCATGTATTTAGTGATGCTCATTGCCTCTCATGAGATAGAAGGCGTTGAAAGCATCAAGTTCAATGATTCAATGTTTGTACAGCGAGCAAGTGATGACTGGCATTCCGGATTAGTTGCAAATGACGGCGGCGATTTAGGAGCGCATGAAGATGCTATCACTCAAGTTTATGTACACAAAGGTGATGGAAGCGCAACACTTCCAAGCTCTTTCACCAGCGACACATCATTAAACAACGCAGATCATAGATTTCATAATGTCGCGACTCTTTTTGTCAGGATGAAATTTGATGCTGATGTTTGGGCGGCAGGATTCCCTTCAATAACAGTGGTCGTAAAGGGTAAAAAAATACAGCCTATAGGCGGCGGAGTCCGTAGATGGTCAAATAATCCCGCAGAAGTAATACAAGATTATTTGATTGACGAACTTGGCGTTGATGCTGACCTGCAAGACATTGATACAGAAACCTTTGAAGAATGCCGCGATTATTCTAATGAAACGGTCAACAAGGTTGCAAAAACAGGCGCTTTAAGAAATTCAGCAGACTCAAATAGCGCTTACACCATTGCAAAAAACATTGGACAGTTTTTACCCCTAAGGGATGGCGATAAAATTAATTTCGTTGATGGAGGCGCGCCACAAGGCCTGTCATCCTCATCTGATTATTATGTAAGCACGGTTACATCAGCCATAAATTCATCTGCAAAGATGCAACAAGGGATTCGCTTATCAACAAGCGCCTCATTAGCCAGAGACGGTGTATTTGTTGCGTTTTCTCAATCTAGCACAGGAGAAGATCATCAGTTTGAGAGAATTGGTGAAAAAAGGTTTTCGTTAGATGGAGTTGCTAGAACAGACCGGAGTCATAAAAGCACAATTCAAGACATGCTTTCGTCATTTGGCGGCGAGCTTATTGTCAGCAATGGAAAATTTAAGCTCAAATCTCCGAAATGGACTAATCCTGTCAAAACAATATCTGAAGATGACATACTGACTCCTATAGAGTTCCGTGCAAAACCGACAAAAGATGTTAGATTTAACAGCGTAACCGGAAAATTGTTTGCCCCTGAGTTTAACTGGGGCGTAGCAGACATGGAAAGCATAGTCATTGATGATTTTGTTCAAGATGATGGCGAAGAAATTAATCAAGATTTTGACTTCTTATTTTGCGTAAATCCTGCGCAAGCGCAGAGAACTTCAAAGCTGGCACTTCTTAAATCAAGAAACGATAAAGGCGTTAGTTTCGGCATGCCGATCAGCGGCTTAGAGTTTGATGTCGGAGATAGATTTCAGTTAAATAATAATCGACTAGGATTTACAGATTCAAATCCAACCTACTTCCGCATTATAAGTTTGTCGATAGCCGCAGGCGGGACTAAAGTGCCTGTTGTAAAAATTGATGCAGTCGAGGATAACCAAACTGTCTATGATTGGGACGAAACTACAGATGAAATAGTAGTTGATCCATTCCCAGATAGAGTTTTGCCAAGCGCCACAACAGTGCCTGCACCTACGGGACTATCGGTATCTGAGAACACGCAAATAAATAATGACGGGAAGTTAGTTACTAGGATTGCTGTCACCTACAACGTGCCGCCCACCAACATTATGGATGTGGCGATTGTGCTTCAAGAATATGACTTTGATGAAAAGCGTTACGTTTCGTCACAGTCACTAAATATCAGCGCAAGACAGGCTACGAGAGCTGAGTTCGTTACAGTGTCTAACGGGCGATACCGAGTGATTGCCTACAACACGTCATATCAAGGAGTCAGGAGTTCTGCGGCATTTTCCGATGTTCTCAACCTCACAGGAGATAGCGTAGCGCCTGATCCTCCATCCGGTATAACCGCAGTGGGCGGATACGGATACATTTCTGTGTCTTGGACAAATCCAACAGATTCTGATTTCAATGATGTGATTATTTATAGGTACAGCTCCACTACTCAGGAGTATGAAGCAATTGCATCTACGCAAGGGACATCTCATGTTGACGCCCCGCTGGGGTTTGGTGTCGAATTTAGCTATAAGCTACAGTCAAGAGATAACTCAGGAAACTTGTCAGGTTTTACAGATGTAGCAACGGCAACAACAACCGAAGAGGTGATTGAATCTCCTAGAACGGCGCAAGGGTATATCTATTATTCAATTAGTTCAGCCAACGCACCAAGTACGCCATCAAGCAATCAGTTTGGAGCATTTGATTACACGACAGGCACATTTGCATCATTGCCGACAGGCTGGCAGTTAAACCCCACAAATATAACCATCACTGAAAATAATTTTTGGGCGGCTAGATGGGGCGTTGTTGAGTCTGAATTTGGTGGAACGCAAACAATTGTGGTGTCTGAGCCTTTTAATTGGCTGAACTTTGACGGCGTGGTGACATTCACTAACTTAGCCAGCGAATTATCTGGCAACGGAGAAAACATTACGGTCATTGATGGCGGGTTGATATCTGCTAATTCAATTGAGGCAAATCAAATTAATGCTGATGATCTATCTAGCATCACTGCAAACATTGGAACCGTCACCGCAGGTCGATTACAAAGCGAGGACGGATTGTTTGTAATTGATTTAAATAACAAGTTCATATTTATACAATGAGTACGCTCCTCAAAAATCTTGGCGGACAGCCGTTCATGCACATGACATCAGATCAAAGGACCGTGCAACAATTAGAAGGTCCCCCTGACTCTAATACGGTTTTCCACACAAGTCTGCCGTATGTGTTGACCTCAAGACAATTTGAAATTGACACCTATCAAGAGATAAACAAAATTAGCGGACAAAATGGCACTGGAGCTAGAGTTTTTGATGTGCCACAGGAATGTATATCGTTTCGATCAGCTAATCCTCGACGATTATATTTTGTTGTTTTGTACACTGATGAGGGCGGCGCAACATTTCATTACCCAATGCTCAACGCAAGATACGAGGTAGGACGTTCAAACTATATTGCGGCAACGGCCTCAGGTGCAGAGCATCAAGTGTTTTTTGATAGTGCAAATTTGGCTGAGTATGAGGCCGCATGGCGAATCGGGATACAGGACACTAATAACAATACTGCTCTATTTTTTAAGTATGATAGATGGGAGCCGAATGCGACTAAAATTGTAGTAACAAGATCATTGGGTCTGTCAGATGGAAATGTGAACTACAGTTTTCCGGCTTCAGAACAAAAGTATTTTGCCTCTACTGGATTACGCAGTGAAGAATTAAAGATTGTAAGAGTCAGGATTGTTTTTCTGAACACAGAAGTCTCATCAGACGGATTATCTTTCAACCAAAGGGCTGATTTTTCGGAGTTAAATCAAATTAGAATAGCTGATGATTCATTTGACATAGGAAATTATGACTTAGCTAACAACATGCCGCTAAGAATTATACGGACCACTCAAAATCTACAACCTTTAAGCGATATTTATGGCGAGGCAGTGACCTTCAAGAGGCCTGCTATAGATGAACTTCGTCAATCCCCTACCTTCCAAAAAATAAATTATAACGGCGTTGCCTACGAAGATTTTTGTACTGACTCTGCTGGAACGATATGCGCTGACATTCCAAGAGAAAATAACACCAACGCTTTGCAAGTTGACTTGCAGAATAAAACTATCAGTCGCAATCGCTTCATGACAAACAGTCCTGAAAATCCGTTCCAATTTGACGACGAAAGAACGCCTGACGTTTTTTCGCCAACTGTTGCGGGCTCAGGCATGCGTGTTCTGGGTGCTCGCAATCTGCGCTTTACTCCTAGTTTCACCATGACAAACAACATGTCTCAATTTTTTACCTTCACAGGCTGGACCTCTTCATTCAATGAAGATTGTTTTTATATAGCTTCTCTCGACTTTGGAGGAGAATTTACTGGGGCGCATTTCATCAACGAAGGTAACAATTTGATAGCTAAGGCTCAAATTCAAAATTATAATGCAACGCAAGACGGTCTAACCTATAACGTAAGATTTAACTTTGACTTCCGTTTTTATCTTGAGGTTGGACCTGACTCGCGAGTAAGAGGTAGAGGTTTTGTTAAAACGAATGGGTGGACATACGGTCAAAATATACCGTTCACTTTTACAAATGAATTCCGGATAGCTTTACTGGCTATTGCTAGGTAAAATTGCATTCAAAGAGAGGGCGAAAAATGGAAATGCAACTTTTTTGGAATCTAATTCTCACTCTGGTCATTTTGCCGGTGGGGTGGTTCATGACCAAACAGCATGAAAAAATTGAAAAACTTGCATCACTGCTCAACAAGACTCGCGAAGACTACATTGCTAGATCAGAGCATTCCATGGAGACAGACCGCATTCTTGAGTACCTGCGCAGACTTGAAGACAAAATTGATAGATTAGCGGAACGGCCTCATCAAAAATGAAACTCAGCACTCACTTCTCTCTAAAAGAACTTACAAAATCACAAGTTGCAACACGTTTAGGGTTAGACAATGAACCTGATGAAATGGCTGTTGAGTCTCTAATTAAGCTCTGCCAAGAAATATTAGAGCCTTGCCGCAAGCATTTCGGCATTCCTTTTTCTCCCAGTAGCGGCTTTCGATCAGTGGATCTTTGCACAGCAATTGGATCATCGCCATCTAGCCAACACGCTTACGGAGAAGCGGCAGATTTTGAAATCCCAACAGTAAGCAATTACGACTTAGCTGATTGGATATCACGCCACTGCGACTTTGATCAATTAATCCTTGAGCATTACGTTGAGGGCGACCCTAATTCTGGATGGGTGCATTGCTCAATTTCCTCAATGGGTGAAGGCCGTCGCGAAGTTTTGACATACGACAGATTAAACGGGTACAGAATTGGACTTTTAAAGTAAGGAGGTCCATATGTGGATTCTTTTCTTAATCATTTTAGAGCCTAACCAATACTTTGTCTCTCATCATGGCCCATTTACTACAGTCAACCTGTGTTTTGAGGCTCGCGAGAATGTAATGCGAACTGCACCACAGCCCAAGATTAATTATGAGGCAGTGTGCATTCAAACTGATCACTTTGGAGACGATGCATGATTGGAGTACTGTCTAAAATTCTAGGATCAGGCGATATTGTAAAACAAGGCATGGATTTGATTGACGATTTGCATACGTCAGACGAAGAATCCATTAAGGCCGCGACACAGCATAAAGTTGAGATCATGAAAGCGTATGCTCCTTTTAAGCTGGCCCAGAGATATCTTGCGCTCATGTTCGTATTTACATTTTTGTCATCGTTTGTCATTACGCTAGGGATGTCACTGTCAGGATATGGCGACATTGAAGCTGTGAAAGAAATCTTAAGTGATTTCTATTTGGGTGAAATCTGCTTGATAATCGTCACCTTTTATTTCGGCGGCGGATTAGCCGAAGGCGTTATTGAGAAGCGGAAAAAATGAGTAAGTTATCAAAGTCACAACAGTCACGGCTCGCAGGTCTCATGACAATTATGTGCGGACAAAAGCCGATTTCCCCAATTGCAGAAGACCTCACTTCGAGGGGATTAGCTTATTGGGAAAACGGCAACCTAGTCATGACTCCAGATGGTCAGGGTGAACGGGACAGGCTTCAAATACTTGCGGGTTTAATGGTTTCTGAAGACTATGTTCAGAAGCGCACAGAGAAATCTGGCGACCACAACAAGAGCACATCCAGCCCTGATTAGTTTTTTCTGCAAAGCATGTGGCGGGATCAACAAACTCTAAGCACCACATGCATTTTTTATTTCCAGTTATTTGTTGCTCCACGGAAAACCTCCAATATTTTAAAGTAATCTGGAGGCGGCTCAAAGTACAGAATCGCCTCCCCGTTATAGCCTTTAACTAGCCACAGATCATCTCCGCTTTTTTGCGCCTCATCAGCAATTATCAACAAATTAATTAGCTCTGTTGAGTCTTCAGTCAAAATCATGACTTCGCCTTGAGTGCCACGTTTTCTTCCATTGCGATACACAGATACTGAAGCCTATCAGGCACTTGTGCATGCCCCCTTTCGTATCTACATATAGCCGACCTGTTTTTATATCCCAAAGTCCTAGCGGCGTCAGCTTGAGATAGCCCAAGCCTATTTCGCCATGCTTGCAGGTCTTCACCTTGCCACTTCATTCATACTCTCCACGTAAAGCCCTGACGTAAACTTCAAACGGGTCAGGAAAGCTGAAGCCCTCCATTTTTTGTAGATCATCAGCAGAGATTGTCGCATCCGTACTGCCGCCATCAGCCGTCTCGCCAAGCACTAGGAGTTTGCCGATTAACGGTTGTGGATAATGCGGCATTTTAGTGAAAGCTTTGTAGTCTCTGAACCAACCTTCATCATCACAAAAAACGACCCAATATTTAGGCGAGCCATCTTTCCAAATTAAGAACATGTCAGGCTGTAGCGCCTCAATTTCCTCAATCCTTGCTATCTGCTCTTTAACTTCTTCTGCTGTGAACAAATCAAGGCCATCAGCCCAACGTGTTAATTGATGATTTATTAATAACAGCTCGTTGTGAAGCTCTCTATCCCAATTGCTTATGCTCAAATTGTTTGCACTCATGTGCTTCTCCTTTTGGTTTGCCGTTTGGCAGTGTTTATATTGCTCTAGATGTTTAACTTTGTCAACAAATAATGCAAAAAAAAGCCCTCTTTGTGAGGGCAAAGGGGAACTGAGGAATTCTCAATTACTATCTTGCGATATTAGTTTTGGGTCGTCAATTAATACAGAAGCATCAAACTCACCTTTTAACCTATAGAAAGCGTCTAAGGCATCTTGATTGTTATGAAAATCACTCCGGCTTCTTATGCCAAGAATACTGCGCAGTGTGTCAGTGATTGATGCGGTGTCATTTTCATTAACAGCCAATCCTTTGGCCTTTAAGAACTCCCCAAAGGGTTTGCTACGGCAAAGAATTCCTGCCTGTTGAATCGCTTTTGCGGCGTCTTCATTTTTCTTAACAACGCTTTGGTTTAACTGAGCAATTGCGACCCACTTTTCAACATGCGTGTCTGGAAGACCAAAGGTCGCAACAGCATCGTTGGCATGCTCAATCGGTATCTCAATGATAAACTGAGCCACGCTCCTAGACTTAACAATTTTAAAGTCTGCATATGTTCCCTGTATCGCGTTCATTTAACATGTTTCCATATTTGATTGGTTTTGATTCTGTATATGGTTTGCCTGCTGACTTCAAACTTGCTAGCTACTTTAGCGCAACTCATTCCGTCACTAATTAACTGCCTGATTACGGGAATATCAGACTCCATCAGCTTAGCCATATTGTGTTTTGAACCTGTCCTATAATTCACTGTCATAGAGTTAAACTCCAGTTTTTCACAATGTATTGACACCCCAGTTTCAAGTTCCAACTGCTTGCCTCTGCATCGTTTTCACAATGATCAATGCGCCTTGAAACACCCTTAGCTCTGTGCTCTAACTTATAGCTATCGCGATTAGCTTTTAGCCATCTTTTTAGAACGGGCAAGGACACACCAACTTCAGCAGATATTTCTCTGAGTATTACGTCTGCTCTATACAAAGAAACCGTTTTCTCAATTTGCTCTGGGGTCACGTAATCACCTTTGGTTGTCTAAAACACTCCAACTATCTCCGCTTCTTATGCGGTTAATAGTTGACCTATTCACCTCAAACTTTTCTGCAATGTCTGATGTCTTAAGCCCTTCATCAAGCAAGGCTTTGATTAAAAACACATCATGAGCCGTCAACTTTGATCTGCTGTAATTAACAGACAACATTTTAATTTTTGACATGGTTCTCCTCAAAAGCCATTTCTTTATCAATAGCCTCAACAAGACTTTGCATCATTTCTTTAGCCTCAATGATGCGCTTAGTTTTTATAAAAATATCAATCATGCGGACTTGTTTATGCCAACTTTCCAAAACTTCTTTATCAAATTCCATTTACGACCTCTGTTTGTATGCAGGACTTTTAAACCAAAGCTCCATGCCTTTTAGTTTGCCTTCTTGCGGATCATTGCAAGCCCACTCAAAGTAGGCGTACTCATCACCATAATGATGCAATTCTCTGTGATGTTCTGGGCATAAAGGCACGGCGTTTTGATCACCGGCCTTCATTCCCATTCCTCTTGATCCTTGCCATGGTTTTAATAAGTGGTGGGCCTCCACTGGAGACCTCCCACAAACTAAGCATGGGTGCGTTCGCACATATTCAAGA